TGATACTGTAATTGATACCAAAGATTCGTGTGTTGGTGGTGGCTCAGAGCGTTATCTATCAGAGGACTATATGTTCTGTCAGATGTGGCGCAAGATGGGTGGTAAAGTATTCTTGTGTCCATGGATGAAAACACAACACATTGGTACTTACGCATTTACTGGCAACATGCCCGCTGTTGCACAGTACACTGGTAGACTTTGATAGAGTACAAGTATAGTGAAGATCGTATTCTTGCCGAACTGAAGCAATACATCGACAAGACATACGGCCAACACTATTCATTAAACAAATTCCAAACTTCAGAATTCATCATAGACTGTGGGCACGGTGAAGGATTTTTTATTGGAAACATTATGAAGTATGCACAGCGTTATGGTAAAAAGAACGGCTATAACAGAGATGACTTGCTTAAAGTTGTTCACTATGCTATAATGGCTTTACATAACCATGATTTGACGAGGAAATAAATTATGAAACTATCTGTAGATACACTTTCAGTTTTGAAGAACTTTGCTTCAATCAATCAAGGTATCATGTTCAAAAAAGGCAAAACACTACGTACCGTGTCTGCTCAAAAGAATGTGATGGCCGAAGCCACAATCACCGATGAATTTCCAACTGACTTCGGTGTTTATGACTTGAACAATTTTCTTTCTGTTCTATCTTTACACAAAGATGATCCAAATCTTGACTTTCAAGATAACAATGTAATCATTTCTGGATTACAAGGCCGTAGTAAAATCAAGTATCGTTTCTGTGCGCCAAGTTCAATTGTCGTTGCACCAGATAAAGCAATTGAAATGCCTGAGCCAGAAATTTCTTTGACACTTACACAAGAAGATTTCGATTGGATTTTGAAAGCATCAGCAGTGCTTTCTTCACCATATATTGCAATTGAGTCTGATGGTCAGAAAGTTTTTGTTACCACATTTGATCCTCAGAATGATGCTGCTCACACAGAGTCACTTGAGATTGCAACTAGCACAGGCAACAAATATAAGATGTTGTTCAAAGTTGAAAACTTGAAGATGATTTCTGGTGCTTATGATGTAAAGATTTCATCAAAAGGTATTTCAAACTTCAAACACAAAATATTGAATCTTCAATACTGGATTGCAACCGAAACTGGTTCTAAATTTGAAAAGGCATAATATGGCAAAAATGAAAATTTTTACAAACGCATCACAATCTTATTATGGAGATTCGATTGCGATTAATGCAGATATCGTAGCATCTGTATTTGAATTGATTGAGCCTGATTCAGAAGGTAAGTTGCAACCACACACAATCATTTATGGTGTAAACAACATTGATTGGCGTGTTAAGGAACCTTATCTTGAAGTTCTTGCTTCTTTGAACTCGGACTGATATACTTTATTTTTATTATGATTTTTGTGAGGAAATACAATGGATCACCTGTTGTGGGTAGAACGCTATCGTCCTCAGACGGTAGAAGAGTGCATACTGCCAGACCGCTTGAAAACAACTTTTCAAGAGTACGTAAATCAGAGGGAGATACCCAATCTCCTTCTGACTGGTGGGGCGGGCGTAGGCAAGACAACAATCGCCAAGGCGATGTGCAACGAGATCGGTTGCGACTACATGATTCTCAATGGTTCTGATGAGAATGGTGTTGATACAATTCGTGTAAAGATAAAGAACTATGCATCATCAATGTCATTTACTGGCGGCCGCAAGGTCGTTATTCTTGATGAAGCAGATTATCTCACACCAAACGCACAAGCAATTCTAAGAAATGCAATTGAAGAGTTTGCTGTAAACTGTTCATTCATTTTTACATGTAACTTCAAAAGCAGAATCATTGAACCACTTCACAGTCGTTGTGCTGTGATTGATTTTCGTTTGGTCAATGGTGAAAAAGCAAAGATGGCTTCTGCTTTTTTCAAACGCATTACACACATACTAGACACAGAGAAAGTTGAGTATGATGAGAAGGTAATTGCTGAACTCATCAAAAAACACTTTCCAGATTTTCGTCGTGCTATCAATGAACTACAACGCTACTCTCAACTCGGCAAGATTGATGTAGGCATCCTCTCTCAGATTGGTGACATTTCTATTTCACAGATTGTCAAACATCTGAAAGAAAAAGACTTTACGTCCGTCCGCAAATGGGCAGCGACAACTGACATTGATAGCACGACATTCTTTCGTAAACTCTATGATGCTTTGTATGACATTGCAAAGCCTCAGAGTATTCCACAAGCAGTGATTATCATTGCAGACTATCAATACAAACAAGCATTTGTTGCTGACCAAGAGATTAATCTTGTTGCTTGTCTAACTGAACTAATGGCTAATGTGGAGTTTAAATGAGAACGAATTTATTTGGTGAGTTGACTTTAGAACCTATTGATATTGCTGATGCGGTTATACTGGAACTAAAGAAACAAGATGGTATTAGATTTCAGCCAGACTTAACAAAGATCACAGGCTTTCACTATTGGAATAATGAGAAGTTTCCAACAAATTTGGGTCCTATAATTTATTGCATTTATAAAGACTATGAACCAATTTATGTAGGTATCTCCATTAACAAAACTGGACTGAGGGCTAGGGTCGGCCGCTTCTGTTGCCAACTCATGGGAAAAACTGAGAAAACTGGAGAACATCCTGGCGCTAAGAAGTATAAAAAATTATACAAAGATGACTATTCAAATTTGACTGTAAAGTATGTTCGTATAAATCATGATTCTAAACACATCTCACTTGAAGATGTTGAAAAAGAAGTTATTAGAATCTTGAATCCAATATGTAACAATGAAGTATACAGGAAAAATTGGATACACGAAGCCAGACTTGAGTTGAAAAATTCATGAGTAATCCATTCGACTATGCCACCGCCATTCTTCAGACTAAGAAGCAACTGATCGTTGATGATCTGACTGAACGGGAGTATCAGCCATTTCTGGTCAATCGTGCCTTGTCTCAGCACAATGACTGTGTTATGTATGCCAATGAGATGAATCGCCGCCATCATTTAGACAAAAAGATGCAAAATGACTTTTTGCTAAATACCATAAGGTCTATGAAAAGACCTTTTGCGAAGTGGGCTAAGGCAGAAAAAAACGATGATTTGGAATGTATCAAACTGGCTTATGGCCTGTCCAATTCCAAAGCAAGAGAAGCCCTGCGCTTACTCAGCAAAGAACAAATCCAAAAAATAAAAGAAGAATCCCACAAGGGCGGATTAGGAAAATGACATGGTTGATTTATCTAAATTTGTGGAAGTCACACTGACAGAACAGGATGACTTCCTAAAAGTACGTGAGACACTCACAAGAATTGGTGTTTCAAGCAGGAAAGAAAAGGTACTTTATCAATCTTGCCACATTCTACATAAACAAGGCAAGTATTACATCGTACACTTTAAAGAATTATTTGCACTAGACGGTAAGTTATCTACTATTACCGAGAATGATGTACAAAGACGCAACGCTATTGCCAATTTACTTGAGGAATGGGGCTTGATTAAGATTGTAAACTATGATATAGTAGAGAACAATATGGCACCAATTCATCAGATTAAGATTATCTCCTTCAAAGAGAAAGATGATTGGGAATTGATTGCTAAATATAACATAGGTAAAAAAGGTAAGGCTGAATAATGGTGACTGGCTATGAACAAAGTGAAAAAAAATCCAGTGAGACTAATTAACAAGTATACAAAAGAAGAAGTGTATACTCGGGATTACAATGATGTGACTAAAGATGGTTCGAATGAATTCATCAAAGTATTCAATCAAAGTAACCCACAAAGAACTTATCTTGTCAATCGAACAGCGTTCGAGATTGCCAAGTGAGTCGTGATGCCTAATGGATCACGTAAATTTTAACTTGCTTAAAAAGGAGAAAAATATGACTATTACTGGTCGTTTTGGTCCAATGATTCTTAATCAAACATTGGGCTTTGAAAACTTTATTCGTGATGTTGAAGCAATTCTAAATGAATCTAGACCAACAACTAATTTTCCACCACATAACATCATCAAGGCTGATGAGAATAAGTATGTGGTAGAACTTGCTGTTGCTGGCTTTAGCAAAGATGAAATTGATATTCAAGTGTTAGACAACACATTGACTATCAAAGGTGAGAAACAAGAGAAAGATGAATATCAATATCTACATCGTGGGATTGGTACACGTTCTTTCACTAAGTCAATCACAATCGCTGACACCATTGCAGTAAAAGGTGCAGAGTTCAAAGATGGTATTCTACGCATTGGTCTTGAGAACATTATTCCAGAGCATAGAAAGCCACGCAAGATTGAAATTGGTAATGATTTAAAAACGTTTGAGCCTCAACTTCTACAAGAAGAAAAACAGGCAGCGTAAAGGGTGGGGCGCAAGCCCCACTTGAAGGATACATAATGGACAAAGACCTCAAAACATATCTCAAAGTTTACAAAGACTGGATACCTTCAGACATTTGTAAAGAGACTGTCGAAGAACTTGAAAAGGTTGAAGGACAGTTTCAAACTCATCAATTTTATGATGTAAGCAGCAACTCTCATCACTCATACAATAATGAATTGTCTGTTACATGGTCAAACGTGAAACACAAAGAATTTTTCATGAAAAAAATATGGGATGCTCTGCATCAATATGTGACTGAGTTCAACTTTAATTGGTGGAATTCATGGCAAGGTTATTCTGAAGTTCGATTCAATCGTTATCGTCCAGATACACAAATGAAACTTCATTGTGATCACATTCACTCAATGTTTGATGGACCACGCAAGGGCATTCCAACACTTTCAATCTTAGGCAGTTTAAATAATGACTACAAAGGTGGCGATCTTGTCTTTTGGGAAGATAGCATTGTACCACTCAAACAAGGTGAGATTATGATTTTTCCATCTTGTTTTCTTTATCCACATAGAGTCGATCTTGTAACAAAGGGCACACGTTATTCATATGTTTCTTGGGCTTGGTGATGAAATCTAATTCAAACTTTAAAATGAACAAAGAACTGAAAGTTTTACTTTCAAGTCTTAGTGGTAAAAACAAAACTGAATATAAACGTGAAATGATTAAAGCAATCATAGCACCACGTATTGAATTCAAGAAAAAGAAAAAAGAGGAGCAGAGTGATGACTGATTTGCTGATGGTAAGTCACTTTCATAAAGACTTTCCATTCAATCACGAATGCTCTTGGCTGAAAGCGGCATACGCTGGCTCACATGCACCATATGGTTGGCATTCACCCGGACCCGGTGACTGGATCAATACATCGATGCATAAAAGCGTTTACGAATACCGTCATCTCTATGCAATGTGTACTGAAGATGAATTTCTTCGTGCATTAGGTCAGCAAGCATCCGAATACTATTTGTGGAAGAATGGTCGTGCAGACTACATGGGCTGCACCACATATCGCCGTTATCTTGACTTCAAAGGCGACATGGGCGAAAATATCATCAAATCAAGTCTGCCCGCAACACAAGAAAGTGCTAACTACATGACATCGGATGAGCAAAAGATAGCAGCACTTGAACTTCTCAAAGAACACGATGCGATTACGAATAAACTGACACCAATGCCATACACCGTGCGTCAGCAATACCTTCAATCACAACCAGCAGAGTATCTGAATTTGTTTTTAGATGGTATCAATGAGTTGTTGCCAGACTACAGAAACGCAATGACTTGGTGGGACCAGAATGAAGCAAGTTTTGAAACATGTTATGTGATGCGTAAACAACTATTCAGAAAATATGCATCAGAGTTATTTGAATTACTTGAATATGTCTGGCGAAATACAAGTAAAGTATATCCAACACAACCAACATCATCGGAACCACTACCGTGGCGTTACCCAGGATTCTTAGGTGAAAGATTCTTGCCATTCTTCCTACATGCTAACCAAGCATCGGTGGCTAGAAAAGCACTTGTGATACTAGAATAGTCCGAAACATTTTTTCGTCGTGCCTTACGAGTGAAGTGAGTACTTACTTCTATGAAAGAAAAATTTATAAAAGCCCACATGAAGGCAGCAGAAGTCTATGCTGAACTTTCTACCGCAAAAAGATTACAAGTTGGCTGCGTAATCGTCAAAGACAACACAATTATCGGTATCGGCTACAACGGCATGCCATCCGGTTGGGATAATAACTGTGAAGAAGTCGAATACGTTCTCAAAGAAGAGTGTCATTATTCACCACAATATCTCATAGAAAACGGTTTTACCGAATCTGCTCATGGATGGAGTCGATTACATTCCAAAAAAGAAGTTCTTCATGCCGAAACGAATGCTATTGCTAAAGTTTCTCGGTCAACAAGCAGCAGTGACGGGGCAAATATGTTTATTACCCATGCACCTTGCTTAGAGTGTGCTAAAATAATACATCAAGCAGGAATCAAGGAGGTTTACTATCGTAATAACTACCGAAGTGTAAGCGGCATTGAATTTTTGAAAAAGTGTAATATCGTTGTTCAACAAGTATAGGAGTAAAAATGAGTACAATCGCTAAAGTGGCAAAACAAATGGCAGAATCAAATTCTAAACTGCCTAAAGCGTACAAGTATGATCTTGTG